GGTGCCGCCCGCAGATGTCCAGTTGAACATCTTGGCGCGGTCGGTAACGCCCGCCGTGTAATTGGTGTTGAAGGTGGTGATGGGCACCGATTGGCTGAGCAGTGTGCCGACGGCCACAATACCGGTCCCGGCCAGGGCGCTGGCATTGGCGATGGACGTCGCCGCGCCATACTGGAGAGAGCGCCAGACACCCGCAGCGTTGGTATTATTGGAGAGATAGACTTGCCACAGCGTGCCCGCAGGTACCGTAATGACCTGCGTTCCAACAGAATTGCGAACCGTAAATGTGTTCGACCCTTGGTTGTTGAACAGGATCGTGTTGCCGACGCCGGTCTTGTTTGCGGCAGGTAGGTAGATGCTGAGACCGGTGGTGGCAGGCGTGACGTCGATGATCTTCGTAGCGAGGTTATCGTTGGCAGAAGTCTCTTCCGGCCAGCTAAGAACCACGTCAACGGTCAGCGCAATCGCGCTGTAGCTGATTTCGCTCGGGTAGATATTCGCGCCGCCGAAGACGTCTTGATAAATGGTCATGCCTCGGTCCTACCTGCGCTACGATCCATGATGCGTTTCATATCCTCGCCCGTGAGCGCCTGCGCGGTCCTGTCGTACATCGCTTGCCAGACCTGAATCCTCTCATCGCTTTTGAGGAATGGAGTAGCCTCCAACAGCGTGGCGTAGAGAAGGATGTCAGGTGCATACTCCGTCAGCCAATTGGTTTGCAGGTCGTCACCGAGCAGGGCGGGTTGCTCGTAATACATGACTTCGAGAACCCCTGCCGTGCTGGGCGTAGGGGCGATCAGCCAATGCTGAAAATCATAATCGGCGTAGAACTGCGGCGTGCCGGTCGACGCCTCGTTGGGCCAGTAGCTACGTAGATATTCGTAGGATCGGGCAAAAATCGGCGTTCCGTTTACGGTCATGCTGATCGTATCGCGCCAGCGATCCGGCTTGGCATAGACCGCCACGCCGACCTGCAAGCTGGTCTGTACCGGGCGGATGAAGCCTTGAATTTTGAGTTCGCGCGCGATCCGACGCTGTGCCAGCGTGATCAAACGCGGTAGCTGCTCATAGACGATCTGGTCGCTCTCGGCGGTAAAACCGCGCTCGAGATAGCGACGAACGTCCACCAACAGGCTGTCGTAAGTCATTACATAAGACATGCGCGCTCCAGAGCTATGTCAGAGGCTGATGCAGCCTGTGCCCGCAAAAAGGTTTATAGGCGTCAAACATCTAAGCGGGCAAGATGTTTCACAAACAGACAGCCCGGTTGAATGCTCGGTCAACAGACATGGCGTCGAACATGCGGGTCAATGCCGGTGCCGTGGCCAATTCACCAGCGGCCTGCCTCTGCAATTCTGCCGGAAATTCAGTGACCCTTGGGCAGGGTCTATTAGAAATTGCCTGTCCGCAGGCGGTCAGCAGCAGTAGACTGCTGAGCAGTACGAGCAGCCTCATCGGCGGATTTCCTTATTTCCTGTTCTAGTTCAGCGGCGTTGGCGCGAGCGTGCTCGCCGCCACTCTTACGTCCAATTGCCCAAGCCGAAGCAATAGCACCGACGACAACGAGGATCGCCGCCAGCGTGCCTTGCAGCTTGCCCCAGATGAATGCCATCAAGCGTCCCTCTTCTTCAGTAGGTATATCGCTGCGAGCACGACGGCACCGGCAACCAAAGCAATACCCACAGCCCAATGAATGCCACTGAGGCTTGTCAGGGCCGGTGCCGCAGTGGCAGCCGCCGCAGCAATACCACCCAGCTTGCTGGCATCCATCGCTGTCGATCCCTGGGCCGGTGTGGCGGGCTCGACGCTGCGAGAGGATACGAAGGCTCCTTTGGCCCACAGACCGGCCTCAGCGGCCCGCCTGTTGCTCAAGCCGGGAACCACCACACCCTTCGCCTTGTTCCAGCGAGCCAACTCGCCGGGCACTGCACCGTAATCGCCCGCGTTGAGTTTGCGGATAAGGGTGCTTTTCTGCATGGCACTGGTGCCGACGTTGTACGTCCAACTGACCAGGGCAGCGAACTGATTGTCGGTGAGTTTGGCGGTGACCGCGCGAGACACCGCTTCTTCTGCAATTGAAAGGTCGATGAGAAGAAGTTTATCAGCGTCTTCCTGGCTGATCCGCATGCCTTCGGTGACGCCCAGCGTATGGCCGTATCCGATGGTCCAGGCACCGGCAGTGCAGCGGTACGCCTCCAAACGGAGACCCTCCCATTGCTTGATGAAGGCAAGCCCTTCGGGGCTGATCCGGCGCGTCATCATGCCAGCACCGGCCAGACGACATTCCACGGGAAGCCGGGCTGAGACGGCACGTCTCGCAGTGCCTGCCGGTAGGTGGCCACGTCGAAGTCGAGGCCGTTGCCTTCCTCCAGCGCCTTGATCACGCGCCAGTCGGTGGCAGCGAGCCGGGCATTGCGATCTGCGCGCACCGAAGCCGCTTGCTGGTCATCCAACTGCGCTTTGTATGCCGCTTCCTGCTCGGCAGCGGTTGCTTCCAGCGTGTCGGTGAAGATCGGGCCTGCGACGTATTTTGTGTACCACTTGCCTTCGACCTGCTCGACACCCTGCCGCATGGAGTATTCATAGGGCGGTGTCGTGGCCGCTTGCGGCCCCTCAAACACCAGATCAGCGCCGATAGTCTCAAGGACTTCCTCGGTCGTCTGGTCCCAGGATGCCCCGGAGGTGGAGCGCGCCCATTGGCGAAGCTCACCTTCCAGCATGGTTTGGCCCGTGTCGCGGATACGATATTCAGCCATTTTGTGTCCTCTCTACGCGATTGCCAAGAACAAATATGTGCCGCCAATGACGTTTACCAAATTGCCGACAGAGTTGCTCAATTCAAAGCCCGACGCGGCTGTGTCCACCCAGTCGGTTGTTGTTACCTCTGCTGCGGCACTGTTCAACAGCCAATACGGATCATTTGCCGGAACAATACCGCGTGCGCTGTCCCACACATACCAATCCCCAACCGCATCAGTGCGCTTGATAAGCACAAACCTTGCGCTTGCGGTAAAACCACAGTTGACGGTCAGGGTGGCGGCTGTGCCGGTGTAGGAACCGACTTTGCTTACACCTGCAACGGTGGCAAAGAGGTAGGCGATGTAGTTGCTGGAAAGAGTGTCATTAACAGCCGCGTTTGTTCCAACAGAAAACACTGATGCGGTTGGATTAGTGCTATTCCAATATGTTGATCCATTTACATTTGATTTTGCTGCTGTAGTGCTAAGATCAAGAAATTCTGTATTTAGCAATGACGCTGAATAAACAGCCCAAATACGCAAAGAAGACCTGTTTTTTACAATCATCAATTCAGGAGCAACTCCTAAATTGTGATTAATTGTTCTAGCAACTCCGGTTGCGGTATAGCACACCACATCAAAGAAGCCGGGAGCGCGGCGGAATAGGTAGTTGATAAACGTATTTGCTGATGCGTTGGTAATGGTGGATGTTGTGCCAACTTTAACGCCATCCATTACATCCCAAGGATTGGCTTGCAAGATGGTTGTCCCCGCCGCCACTTCATCTAATATCGAAGATGTGACGAGATATCCGGTGCCGGTAAGCCTTGAAGAAAAAAGGCTTTCAACAGCCGAGCCACGATTTTTAATCAACACCGCATCATCTGTCTGCCCACCTGTTACGGTGGTATTGGTTCCTGTGCCAGTGCGGGCATTAAGACCAAACACACTTGTCCCATCAGTCGGCGTTTTCATCGGGCCGCGACGAATGGCAATATAAATACGATCTGTGCTAGGAGTTAAATCTGCTATCCGCATTCCTGTGGCCGTAATATTGTATGCGTTACCTAGAGCTTGTTCAGACAGTGTACTATTTGGATATAAAGTTTGGCTTGTTCCACCAATTGTTGTTAATCCACGAACGTTATCAAAAATTTGCCAATCAAAAGCCGTTGTTATGGGTTTTATTAAAACAAATTGAGGTTCCCAGCCAAGAGTTACATCAGTAACACCCGCAGAAACAATTCCACAGCTAATCACATTATCTGTGCCGGCATTGCCAAAACCGCCCGCATCGTGGGCAAAAAGGTAGGCGACGTAGGTTCCACCGCTGGCGTTTACCGTGGTGTCTGTTCCAAGGCTAAACACAGTGCTGGTCGGCGTTGTGCTATTCCAACGTGTTGCTCCGGTTGCGACCGTCGTAGTGTTGTTCAGAACAAGATATTGCGTGTTGGCAAGGCTGCGGTGATAGACCTGCCAATCCGCTGCCACGTTCGTACGCTTCACCATAATGCAACCCGGCACTGATCCAAGATTGTGAGCTATGGTGCGGTTAGCGCCTGTGCCGGTGTAGGTTACAATGTCAAAGAACTTTAGCTGCTTTTGGAAGGTCCAAGAGACGTAGGTTGCAGCGTTAGTATTAATCTTTGCCAGCGAGCCAATTGTAAATCCAGTGGTTCCAAACGCAGTCAAACCTGTGGCTTGAGTTGTTTGAGCAGTTGTTAAATTAGAAGCAATGTCAAATGTTGCACCGCGCGCAGTGTCATAAATTGCATGATCGGTGCTTGCCGATCTGCTTTTCATCCACACTATGCCGCCATTGGTGCTGAGGGCAATGTTGTTGGTGATAGTTTGAGATGCACCTGTGCCCGTGTAAAGCCACGTCGAAAACACGTCCTCGATGTAGTTTTTCTTAACAGGGGTGGTCAAACCATAGCCCTGAGCCGACAAAGCACCTTTGGTTTCAAGAACGGGCATGGTGTTTCCTCAAGCGAACCGGGTCTGGCTGGCGAGCACGGTAAAGGTCGCGGATGCGGTTTTGATGATCGTGTAAACGTAAACATCAATGCCGCTTGCGTTACCCGAAGTCCATGCGGTTCCGCCTTGGTATTTTGGCGTGACGGTCGAACCATCGACCTGAACCACGTTGTTGTAATACGCGGTTGACCCTTGGGTGACGAGAAACGCTGCCGTGACCGATTGGCCGGTTGTCAGGGCGGTATTCAGGCTGGTGCCGCTTGAGGCCCGGAAATTCACCGTCCAGTTAGCGGAGGCGTTGCTGGTGTAATAAAGAACGCTCTGGGTCGTGATGTCGAAGTTGATCGTGCCTGTGGCAGCGGTTGCGCTCACCGTGGCAACCTCAGCGGCATTCGTGAGCACGGATGCCAGCGCCGCTGTCGTTCCAGCCAGCGTCAGCGTCGTACCGTTTGTGGTGATGCCGCTGGTTTCACCAACCACCGCCGCATTGTCATATAACAAGCGCGATGACGTGCCGCTGGTAATGGATGTCGTGCCAATCGTAAGACCAGACGCAGGGGTCGTAAACGACAAGGTGCCCGAGCCGTTGGTCGTGACCACCTGACCATTTGTACCGTCTGCGGTAGGGTATTTTAGCCCCACCGGATTGTTCATAATACGGGTAACGGTGCCCGAGGCGTTTTTAGAAAACAGCGCCATGTCGGTGTTGGCAATGTTAATCGCCAATTCGCCATCCGCAAGGTTTGTGTTGACGGGCACGGCTGCGCCGGTCGTCGTCCGATAAAGCTGGATGGGGGTATAGCCGGTCTGTGCCATCAGATCACCTCAGATTTTCGATCTTGTACAGCGTCGTCATGTACAC